ATATATTAAGTACAGGCTCGCCTGATTGGTTTATAATAGACATTTTAGCTTGGTAATGAGGCAAAGAACCTTGCAAACCACTTAAGTCCATAAGACCACTAGAGTCTTTAACTTCTAGAAATAGTTGAAATGAATCATTTCTACGAGCTGTAATATTTACTTCTTTAGCTATGTCTGCTTTTAGAGTCTGTACTGCCATTTTTAATGTTTTAACAAATATACTATTTTTTATTTTCTCTTCTTTTTCGTCTTCTACGTTGTGCTATCCTTCTTTTTTCTCCACGTTTAGGTGGCGCACCCCATATAGTTTGCTTTAAAGAAAACTCAGTTCCTGGTATAGATGCGTTAGGTGTAAGTGCAGCAGCAAATCTTCTGTATTTTTTATCACCTGCTCTACCATATTTACTATCTCTTTTGTAAGTACTGCCTGGTACATTAAGCATTCCTTGAATACCATAAGTAACAGCTTGTACTAAATTAGAAAATACAGCAAACGATGGCATTACAATCATTTTACCTAGCTTATCAAAGTTAGTTAATAATAACATGTCTTTTAATAGTTTTTCTATAAACTCGTTATCATCTGCTGCAGCCAATAAAGAAGCCACCACTATAATACCATATGAACCTCTATGTAATCTTTGTAAAGCTTCGGTCTGAGCTCTGGTTAAACCACTTTGTACGTATGTTGGATTGTTTTTATAAGACAACAAATTAGGGTTAAATAAAAATTTCATGTACTGTAATGGGTTAATGTACTGAGCTAAATTTACCTTGTCGTTCTTTTTTGCAAAAGACGATAATGTTCCTGAGTAAATTTGACCATAGTCATCCATCCAATCAGAATATCCTGCTTTACCAAATTTTTCTGTTACGAATGTAGGAAACCATCTTTTGAACTGTGTAACAGCTGAACCTAACATAAACGTTTGTAAATACCTTTGGTCTAAAGGTGAATAACCTCTACCTTGCATGTTTTGTACACGACGTTGTATTTTAGCTACCTCATCTATAGTAAGCACGTTTTCTTTATCAACAATAATTAAATTACCAGATTCATCTAAGTCATAAGACTTCCATTGTTCGTCTGTTAGTTCACCTATAAATTGAACTTCTTGTATAAAACGTTCAGCTCTTACCATAGGGTAAAATAAAATTTTATCTAAGTATGTATCATATTTAGCACCTTCAAGTTGTTCTTCTGGTCTATATGTCAAGATACCAAACTCTTCAAGTAACAGTTTTGTTTTTCTAGAGTCTTTCTTACTCCACATAGTACCTTCTCTAGCTAAACCAAATGAACGCATATGAGCTCTAGTAAAGTTTACTGTACCTTGAGATTTCCATGCATTGTATTTACCTATAGCAATATTAAACATTGCTGCAGTAGTGTTAATACCTAAACCAATACGCATAGTTGTATTAACAAGTTTAGAAACTATAACTCGCTCTGCTTCCAAACCTGTAAGAGTTTCTTTTGGTCGACCTTCTATAAAAGACTCTAGCATTACTTTTTGTAAATACTTTATAGAATTATCTCTATTACCACCTTCATTAGAAAGAAATTGTTGTGCAGAGCTTATTAAAAATTTATATTGGTCAAAACCTTGGAAATTTGGTAGAGTATATTTTGGATTGTCTACCTTGTTTTGTTTTTCAATTTCCATCATTCTTTTAGAACTAAAAGAACTAGTAACTACTGAGCTTTGTAGTCTTTTTAAACTTTCGACATCACCTGTAGGTTTTGTATATATTAATCTGTTGTAGCCTTTAGCACCTTGGTATTCTGTTCCGTGTTGGAATACCATTGTTTTGACATAATTAAAAACTGCATATTGCAAATTACCACTTGCTAAATAAGCAGCTCTATGTGAACGCTCACTAAAATATCTGTTAAACGTTCTATTTTCTGTTGTAGCTACTTCATTAGAACCGTTTTCAACTTTAATTTCATTTCCTAAAGCATCAATACCATTAGTTAAATAGTTGTTTGCTAATGTTTTAAGGTTAGATAAAGTTTTTATTCTATTGATTTGTGAAAATTTATTTAAATCTATAGTATCTGCGTAGTCAGGATTTTCTTTTATAAACTGTGCAGCTTCTTCTTTTGTTGTGCTATACATAGCCTCAAACTCACCAAACGTTTTCTTTTCTATTTTACCATTTAGAATATTAAGACCTTCTACTGTAACGCTTTTAATGTCTGCGTTTCTTCCAAACATTTTATAATACACACCATAAATACCTCTACGTCTATAGACTTCAAGCGTACTAGCATCAGCAACAGGAGCATACAGCTCTCTTTTTTGTATAAGACCTTTAAAGTCTGCTAACTCTCCATAAAACTTTATGTATCTAGAAATTACTTTAGCGTAGTTTAACTCAGCTTCTGAAAGCTCTACACCCATAGTTTTAGGGTTCTTAATATCATTCTTTTTTGTAAAGACTTGATTGTTTAATTGATGTATAGTTTCGTGCTTAACTATTTTTTTTCTAGTTTTTTTATCTTTATATACAACAACTCTAGACTTTCTAACAAGTAAGTTTTCAAATAACTTATCGTTTATTGATTCTTGTGATTTTAAAGACTTTATAATTGGTATTCTAGATACAAGTTTAGTAAGACCTGCTAGTAAAAATTTATCTTTATACAACATGTTGTAAGCTTCATTAAGCTCGTCTGTTGCTCTTTTTAAATCTTTATGCATTAAGGTATTACCACGCTCTAACTGTCTTCTAGTCGAAGCTAAAGTAGGATGGAATTGACCAAAGTCACCTGGACTCAAAAATAGCTGTCCAATAGTTATATCTTTGTGCTGTTCATCATCTGTTACTTTATTAAGTAGTGTTGCTGCTTGTTCTGATTTACCCCAAAACACCTGTTGTTCGTGTGTCAAAGCTTGACCATATTGAAACTGCAACTCTCTAGATATGTTTTGTATAGCTAGTGGATGTAATCTCTGTATCTCATTATAATATTCTGTTAACACACCAGGCAGCTCTTTGATGTATTTTTGGTCTACTGCTTTACGTTCTTCTTCTTTTAACTGAGAAAGCTCTTCATCAGCACGTTGAATTTTGTTATCTCTATTTATTCGACTTCTAACATCTTGTACAATAAGTTTGTCTTGATTGTATTTAGCATAGTCAGCTTCAAACTTAGCATGACCTTTAGGGTCTTTTGTTTTCAAATCATCAAGACTGTAATTCCATTTTGTGTAACCTCTTGTAGAAGCAAAATCTGCTTCCGAGAAGTTTGAGTCTTGACCAAACATAAAACTACCTGCATCTTCAGAGTAAAGATAAAAAGTACCTTCATCTTTTAATTTTTGATAATTTTCTTGTATAGCACCTGAATAAGTTAAAATTGAACCTAATTCATTCATAGAGTAATCACCGTAAAAGAACGTGCTGTTATACCCTTTAAATTTACCATCTTCATATTTAGCTAAATCTACAGCAAATACGTTTTTACCAGATGTACTTTCTTTACCGAGTTTGTTAATTTCACTTTTAGATGCCTTTCTTACGTATGGCTCTACAGTTGTAATTTCATTTTCTACTGAAAGCATTCCAACACTAGAAGTGTTTTCATAAGACTCACTAGTAAAGTTTCTTCTTGGACTTGTTAAAACACCTTTAGAGTTTTCTAAAGTTACGTTGTAAGAATGAAAAGCATCTTGCAATCCTTTTGTATCGTAAGAGTTTATAAGCTCTAAAAGTCTATACGTAGAAGCTGCTGGGTCTGATAATACATCTAATACATTCTTCTTTATTTTTTTCGAAAGAGTTTGGTCTACATTTAATGTATCACCTAACAAATCATTAGCGTGCAATAATTCGTTTTGTATCGTATTTTCATTTCTTTTATCGTATACAAAATTAGAAGTTCTTTTTACTTCATTTCTTACACTTGAAGGTAAGAATGGTAGTAAAGATTTGTTTTTACCAGAACCTAATTTGTTATTAAAGAATTCATATGAAATAAAATAGTTTTGTAATTTTACATCTAACTCTAAAAAAGCTTTTCTTAATTTGTTTAGAATAGGTTCAGAAGATATTGAATCGTAATAACTTTTTTGTACAGATACGCTATTTAAATAAAACGATTCTGAAACAGAGCCTTTTCTTCTAATAACTTTTCTATCGTTTTTAAAGTCTAATATTTTAATAAAAGCATTACCTCTATTTCTTTTATATAACTCGTAAGCTTTTTTATTTATTAGTTTTATTTTTTCTTCTTCAGCTTTTATTGTGTTACCATGTTTCTGTTCAATGTTATCTAATTGGTCTTTTCTAACTGGTCCATATTGATACATAAGGTCGGTAAAATTTAAACCACCCTTACCGTCTGATATAAATTTTTCAGGGTTCATATACACAGCCATTTTATTGTAATGCAAGGCGTTGTATAAAAGTTGAACGTTTTTAGATTTAGACAAGTCTAGTGTCTTGCTCATTTGAGTGTACACAAAATCTACTTCTTCTTCAGAAAAAATATCTTCTTGTTTTAGTTTTTCTGTAAAGTCTAAAAATATATCGTACTGAGAAGATAGGTATGAGTTTGTCTTAAACATCCTAGCCATATCTTTTTGCCTAGACATAGCTGCTTCAAATTCTTTGTTTAAAACTACAGCTTCAAAATAAGAAGTAGGAGTTTTAGAATCTAAAGATGACATCTGTTGGAACAACCTCATGTCTTTACCAAATCTATCTAACGCTATAATAAATGAATTAAAAGCGTCTGGGTTTTCTTCAAACCCTTCTTTTAAGTCTATAGTGTAAGCATCTGTAACATCAGCTACTCCATAATTAACTTCGCTTCCTGATGCTGCTATTAATGCTTCTTTTTTTGTATAATCATTTTTACCTACTAACTGTATATACTTAACATACGTAGGGTCAAACATTACATCTAAAGCAGTTTCTAAAGATAGACCCATACGCAACATAAATGCGAAATGATTTGCACTTTCTTCCTGCATACGGAATCTTGCTCTATTACCGTATTTACCATCATCTATTATAAAGTTTAGAAATTGCGCATACGACAACCAAACTTGTTCATTGTTTGTATTTACGTTTTCTATAAAGCCTAAACGCTCTAACTTGTTTACATAATTACCATTACTATCTTTAACAGTATTTAGAAACGCCATGTTTATAGGCTCTCCTTGTTTGTTATCTGAATAGTATATTTTAGTTTTAGCGTTAGGATTACGTACTGCGTTTATACCAGAAGCAAAGTAATTAAAAGCTCTGTTTAAAGACGCTACAATACCTAGCATTACATTGTTACCAATAAACCTTTCTTGTATAGATTCTTCATCTAAAAAACTTAAGTCGTCTAATTCTCTATCAAACTCTTGTAATGCTTTTGCATCATCAGATAGAATAGTACGTATATGGTTAAGGCCTTTATCTGTAATAGTAGAATCAAAATCTACCTCTTGCATAATAAGAGGAAGTATCTCTTCTTGTTGGTAAAGATTTACTATGTAATCTAAAAACTCATTTTTATAAAGCTCAGATTGTTTAAGGTCTTTACCTTTATTTTTAACAGCTAAATGTAATTGGTCTCCATCTTTATCAGAACCCATAAGAGTTGCATGTCTAGAAGGAATAATTACAGCATTACCTGCTCTACTACCTAATACATGTTTAACTTTATATACAATACCATCACCTATTTTAGAATCTGGTATACGTGCTGCAAAGATAAAATCTCCTACTTTTACGTCATGTACTTTAGCTAAGTTAGCAGGTATAACTATTTCAGCAACCTCTACCTTACCGTTCTCTACTCTATAAGACTTTAACCCTTCATCTTCTATTAAGTTTTCAGAGCCTATCTTATAGTTAAAAGCTATATCTGCCATCTCTGTAGATAGAGTACCAGACATTCTAATTTGCATTACTTTCTTTTTAAAGGTAGATGCAATAGCATTATTAAATAATTGCTTGTTTCCTATAAAATGAGCTCCAAACTCTTCAATGCTTAAGTTATCTAAATACGTATAAAATTCTTTTGACTTCTCATCATATAGTGTTTCTAACGGCTTGCCTTCCATGCTTTCTTGATATTGTGCTATAAGCACTTTACCAAGTATAGAGTTAAGCTCTTCTGCTACAGCAGTACCAGACATGTCATTTAAGCCTGCGAACGACTTAACAGTGTTAAGAGTAGCGTAATTAGCTATCCATTGTTTAGATAATATAGAGTCTCTATTGTTATTATCTAGTTTGTTTTGTATACCAAAAAACTCTCCGTCAAAACCATACATTACCTGTCCGTCTTTTTCAAATTGATACAGTCTATTCTGTTTCATCTTGAACTCAAAACTAGCATTTAATCCAGGTCTTTGTAGCTGCGTGTTTTCACTATCAACAATGTCTTTAACCTGCTCCATTGTATACGAAGCTTTGTCCATTTGTGACTGTAACAAACCACCTTTAATAGCACTAGTAAAATATATAACAGGTATTGTATTTGTACCTCTTAAATCTTGTGAACGCTTCTTTATAAGTTTTTGTAACAACTCTATGTTTGCTCTAGACTCTTTAGGTGCATTCTTAATAAACTCTGGTGTAATTAAGTGTGTATGACTCTTAAGGTATATAGGTAGTCTATGGTGTGATTTAACATTTTTACCGCCCTCAAAATCTCCCATCTGTTTTGCGAAAGATGTATTATCTAGGTTCTGTCCGTAGTATAAACTTTTAAGGTTTTTACCTATATCTTCAAACTCTCCATATTGTGTATTAAGCATTTCTGCATGCCCTGGTAACATATACGATGATGAATCTGCTACTTGTAATCCATTTGGTGTTGGGTCTGTAATGAATATAGGCTCTATACGCTTACCATGTGCACTTATTAGTGGTGATGATATACCTTTAACACGTTTTGGTAAATCTGTTTTTACACGCTTACCATTACTTTCATATGTTTGTGCGTATGTTCTATTGTAATATAAATCAGAATACAAAAATTTATTTACAAAGTTTATTTTAACAGCTGCTTCTAATGCTCTTGTTATTTTTGCATCACTGTAGTTTTTAGATAAGAAATCATAAGACTCAGTATCTCGAAGTTTTTGTATTAAAGCATTAACTTCATTGTCAACATTTAAACTTCTTCCTACCTGTTCTTCTACTATACTAAGTTGCTTGTTAAGTTCTGCTCCTTTCCAGAGAATACCATTATTAACATAATATTGTCTACTAGAATCACCCATCTGTGCAACAAAATGATTGTAGTGGTCAGCTTTTGCTATTACTCTTTCTATTAAATGTAATACTCTAGCTGTAGTAAATACTTCAGGTTTAACTTGTGAGTTTTTTCTTCCTCTATTTACACGACCATCATACACACCAAGATTAGTTACAATCTCAGGTATATAGTTTTTAAATCTAATTTGTTGAGCTATAATATTGTGGCTAAACATTTCTCCAAACATACTATTACTCATCTCAGGCAACATGCGTTGCAGGTAATCTAAGTTATTATGTATGTATGCAGACTTAGTAAATAAATCTACAGAATCACCAGCAGGGTTAAGAACCATGCCTGACATACTAGCCTTGTTTTGTAATTGATAAAACGCTGTATACATGTTTTTGTAAAGTTCTTTGTATACAACATCGTAAGATTTTTCTTTTCCTCTAATAGGATATGCGTAATTTAACTTACCTTGAGAATAAAGTCTAACTGCTCTTTGGTTTCTTTGCTCTTCAGAAAGAGTTTTGTACTCATTCCAATCTTCATTTAAATATTTTTCTAGTAAACGTGCGTCATTTAATGTTATGTTTTTTACTGAATTTATTACCTTTCTTATAGTTGGCCCTAAATATTGTAATTTATCATCTTTCGTATAATAACTATAATCAAATTTACCTATAGATTGTAAAAGGTTGTCAATACGGTCATTAGAAAAATATCTATCTAAGGTAATACCTTCTAAGTATATTCTAGATAAATCTTCTACTTTAAGAGCAGATTGATTACTACGAAACTTTTCATAGAACTCATCTACAAAATTTAATATTAAAGAATTTTTTTCTGCTTGTGTTGCATTTTTCATCTTAACTAATGTTATGATGTTCTCAAGCATTTTAGTATTTTTCTTACCATCACTAAGCGTGTTTAGACTTTTTTCTGTAAAGTCTTGTATTTTACGCTTTTCAGCTATAGGTACTGTGTTTTCTAAACTAACTGAACCATCACTACCTATTTTCCATGAGGTAGCACGTTCCATTGTAAATGAACGGAAGTAATGCCACATAGAACGAATAGCATCTTCACCATTTATCATATCACCTTTAACAAACATTGCAAAACTAGCAAGTAAGTCTTCTTGTGTATTAATATCAGAAACACCTTCTTTAGGTTTTTTAGATAAATGAAAGTTTATAATATCATCTAATTTATCTTTAAATAACTCAAAGTCATGTTTAGTACCGTCTAATGCCGTAGCTAATGCTTCGTATACATTGTATTTAGATTTAATATCTTCAATGGTACTAAACTTATTGTAATCATCTAGAAAGTCTTCTAGTACTTTAGTAACTCTACCATTTATTTTACGGCTAAACTCTTCAGATATAATTTTACCAAAAGATGTTTCAGCTTCCGTTTCAAGCTCTTCGTATTGTTCAGACGTAATATCTTTTTGTTTATACCTTTCTTGTATTTCTTGCTTAATTGTTCTAACATATGCAGCCTTAAGCATGTTATCTACTTCCGCTGCATTTTTATTATAAAACTTACTTACGTTATCAGCGCTTAATTCATCTACACTATATGTAGCATCAGATAATATTTTTTGTAAGACTTCACCTTTAGTAGACATTACTTCATCTAACATGTCTGCTTGTTCAAAACTATCAGGTTCTGCTGTTAACTTATTAACCATTCTATCAACTATAGTTTTAGCATTTCTGTTAACTATAGTTAAATTATCTTCAGCATGCATAGATTGCTCTATAAGCGAGCGAGCATTATCACTTTCATATTTGCTTAAATAAAAAGTTTCATTAGATTTTTTAAACGATGAGTAACTTCTTTCTTTGTTAGGCTTGTTAAACTCTTTCTGAGCATTTTCAAGCATAGTAGAGAAGCTTTCATTGTATAGAGTAGGAAAGTTATTCTTTATTATTTTTTTGGCAGCCTTGGAGCTTATTTTGTCTTTAATCATTGTCCAAGCCTTTCCTAATGCTTTTTTGTATTTTTCGTTTTGTTTACCTGGTAAGAAATAATCTACATTATTTGCTATATGAAATCCACCTGCTGTAGCTAACGCTTCGTTGGCAATAAGGTCTTGCTTGCTGTCTGCAAGTATTGAATACCCTCTATTAGATAATATAGAATTTGCATAACGTACATACTCTTCATAAGAAGATTGTTTATATGTATTTTGTATGCCTTCAGACTTAGCCCATTGCATGTAGTTTTTTACATCACGCTCATTAAATACTATCTTACTTAGCGTTTGAACTTTGCCATTGCGTATATACTTTAACTTAGAATGGTTTTTTGCTTTTACTTTTTTAAATATAGGTTGTTTAACAATTTCTTTTAATAAAGCTTTTATTTCTGGACTACCTGCGAATAACTCTTGGTACACGTGCCATTTTTCATGAACAAATACTTCTTGAGTTGCTTCATCTGGATTAATAAATATAGATAAACCTAAAGCTGCACCTTGAGCACCACGACCATGTGGGTCAGTTAGATTGTTATCAAAGTAAATACCTATATCAGGATTTTCTTCCATAAAGTTTTGTGACCAAACATATCTTTGCCCATCTGTAAGTACAGATTGATAAACATCTTTACCTGTCTTACTATCTCTACCAACATATCTTCTACCAAAAAATTGTTTAGCTTTTGACTTTGCTATATTATTTTCAGCTTTTCTTTGTGGTTCTATTTGGTCGTTAGAAAAACTGTCTTCCATATTCCATTCGAAATCAGTTTGCTCTCGCTCACCTTTTTCAATCTCTTCCTGCTTAACTCTTTCTAATTCTTGTTGCTCTTGAAAATCAGCTTCTTCTTTAAGTAGCTTTTCGTCATTTTTTCTTTTAACTTCTTGTAAAATTAAATCAGCTTTTACATCTGTAGTTGTAACATTACCTGCTTCGTCTACTTTTTTGATTTGATATTCTTGAAAGCCATCAACTACTTTTGTTTTCTTTTGAAAAACTAAATCTTTACTTTCTTTATCAGTGTTTTCCGTTTGTTTAAAATCTGCACCAACTTTTTCTTGAGCAGATGTTAACCTTTCTTCTGCTTTTAAATTATCAAATCGTTTTTGATTGTTTTCTACAAGAGTGTTCTCTTCTTGTGTTAAAGGAGAGTTTGCTTTTTGTTTTTGTATTATTTGTGTTAACTTAGGGTCTACTTCTTTTGTTAGTCTTTCTTCCTGTAAACGTGAAGAATTTTCAGCAAATATATTTTTAATATTATCGTCTGACCTGCTAACTATCTGTTTGTAAGCGTTCTCTAAATTTGTTAGTTCATTATCAATACCAGCAATGTTTTTCTTTTTTTGTGCTACTGATAATGGTAAGTCTTCAAGTTTTGCTTTTTCGTTTTCCCAGTATTCTTTTTTCTCGTTGTATGTTTTTTCGTTTTTTTGTTTACTTAACAAAGAAGATAACAACACTCCTTGCTCTTCATCATTCATTAAAGCATCAGGGGCAAGTTTTTTTACTTCTTCATATTGCTTAATTGTTTCTAAGTATAATTTTTTTTGTTGCTCATTTATACCATTACCTTCTTGCGATAAAGACTCAACGTATTCTACAAACCTATCAGACTGTCCTTTATTAACAGAACGTATCATATACGCTTTTAGTTGATTATCTTTCATAGCTGCAAGCTCATCTGATGCACTAGCCATAACCGTACGGTTTTCAGGAGTGCCTCTTTCGTCTTCCATGTTATAATCCTCTACGTCTTGCTCTAGTATTTCTAAACGCTCTTGAACTAAACCATCTCTTGCTATCTGCTCATTGAATAAATATTTACGTTCTGCAGCTACATCTATAGAAGTTTTAGCCCCTGTAACAGCTAAAGAAGATGTAAATGCAATTACCCTAGTTGGTAAAGCTTCTTTGCTATTAAAGTAATCTAAATAGCTCATAAAAGGTTTACCTTTAGCTTCAGCTATTCTTCTTCTAGTAGACCAATCTTGAAAAACTTCCTGAAACTGTTCAAATACACCATCAGTTAAAGCGTAACCTGCAACTTTAGCAGACTGTTGCATTAAACGCTTCATACCAGGCGCTTTCATTTTTCTCATGTTTTTAGTAAAAGGATTTAAAGCTTTTGCTGTTCCTGAAAACATAGCAAGTTGTAATCCATCTACCGCCATCCATGATAGGTTGTCCATGAATACATCATGAGCTGCTACAGAAGCTAACTCTTTAGGTACTCCTTGTTCGATAGCATCATTTAAAGTTTGTCCTGCAATAATAGCACCTTCCGACATGTTTCCTGCTGCTGCACCACCCCAGAATTGAGCCATGCTTTTAGAAAACTTAGAACCTTTTGTAGCTGTTATAAGTCCTGTTTTTGCAAGTTTTTGTCCTATACTTAAACCTCTAGCTGCACCAAGTAATCTAGCACCTTTATATAAAGCGCCTGCTGCTCTAGCACCTTGAGTACCAGGTATTAAGAATGTTAATGAAAAAGGTAAAGCTCTTGCCCAATGCGTAAGCCAAAAATCACCGTCAAACATATCTGACCATGTAACATCTTGCACATCTTTTAATCCAGGTACGCTTTCACCAAACTTTTGTAGCTCTGAACCCCAAGAGTGTAATTGGTCTGCGATAGGAGTATGAACGTCAATACCGTATATTTCTTTTGATATTTGCTTTTCTGTTAATAAGCGTGTATCTGGACTTTCATTAAACCAATCAACTCCATCTCCAAAACCTTCAAATACATCACCTAAACCAGCTATTAAAGAACGACCTAACATTTCTCCACCACCCATTTGATAGTCTACAACATTACCTTCTTTTTCTTCAGTAGAACCTAGTTTTTGGCGTTGTATATAATCATTAACTTTATTTTGAGTTTCTTCATCATAACCATAACCAAATCTATCAATAGCTCCAGAGCCATCGATAGGGGTTATATTAGTGTCAGATTCAGGTATATCGTTATTAGACTTTAAAGGTTGAGATAAAAAACTTGAATCGTATTTTTTAATATCATCACCTGGCTTACCTATATCGTTGCTCATTTTATTTTTTGTTTGAATTGTATAACGCTTCTGCGTATTGACCTATTTGCGCCATTAAACCTCTTACTTTCTTTTCATCGTTACCTTGAGCTATATAAAGCTCTTCAATAGCTTGTAAGAAACCTATACGGTCGTTAGCTAATATTAACTCATTTAACTCTGGTTGTGAACTTGCTGTAAAGTTACTAATATTATTTTCTAAATAAGATTCAGTATTTCCACTGTAATAAGCTAAAGCTAAAATAGCTGCCTTCATTTCTGGTGTTGTCTGTGTAGCTCCTATATACCTTAAACTTTCAGATAAAGGTAAATCGTTGTATGCAACAAATTTACTTAGTTTTTGTGGTGAACTTGCAACGGATAAATTAACAAAAGCATCTTTTTCATTAGTGCTTCTTAATTGTTCGCCTTGTTCTTGAATGTTTTTGTTATATTGCTCGTCATCATACTTAACAAGGTCGTTGTATTTAGTTACATCAATAGAATTAGTAAAGTCTATTTCTTTATAAAACACTTCATCACCAAAACCAAATAAATTACCTTGGTCTTTTAGTACAGCAACATAAACAGGCTTAACATTTTTATCAGATGTTGTTATATCTTCTGACGTAATTAATTCGTTACCATCTACAGTCTTATATGCTTGTACAACTGATATTACATTAAACTCTGCTTCGTCTGTATCTATAGCTCCTTGCATTCTAACTCCAGTTACATCAAATACTCCTGATTTTTCTGTACTATATAAAGTTGGTATGCTTATAGCGTTATCAGCACCCCTAACAGTAACATCAATTAAATCTTCTGTATACCCTTCAGCTCCTAAAAAGGCTTCTGCTATTTGTGTTTCTTGACCTACAAATGCTTGCTTACCATATACTGAATACTCTGCTGAAAGTAATTCATCTGTTTGTTTGGCTATTTCTTTTAATGTAGCTTGTTTACTGTAGAACGAAGTACCTTTTTTATCTAAATTTAATATGTCTTTAGCTTTATGTACACCTAAATTAAACAGGTTTTCTTGTATTTCTTTTGATATTTTTGCTTTAGGTTTTGCGCCTTTTATTTTACCAAAATCTCCTACCCCACCAAAATAAGCATTTGAGTACTTTCTCAAGTCTTCATCAGTAATAGAATTTATTTCATCAGGCGTAAGATTTTTTTCAATAGCCATGTTTTGTGTCATAATCTGTGCGTTATCTTGAAAAGATAAAAACACATCTACTCTTTGTTCGCCGATTTGTTTGTTTATGTAGCTTTGGTCAGGAGTTTCCCAATTTATCATATCTGACCCAAACACAAATTTATCTATTGTTCCCTGTGAATAAGCAAACTCTCTATTTAAGGTTGTATGAAACATTGGTCTACCTTCTTTTTGAGCTTGTAAAAATTTAGTGTATTCACCTACATTACCCTCAACATCTTTTAAATTAGCCATCATATCAAGACGAATACTATCCATGTATTCAGGCCCCATAGCTCTATAAAAATGGTCTAAGTTTCCGCTAAAATCGTTGTTAATTTTATCTGTTATCTGTGAGCCAGCATTTCTTACAACTTGTTCTATACGACCTCTATCTTTTGGTCTAATAGCTAAAGAACGAGCAACTTTTAACATGTCTTCTTGCTCAGTCATCATTTGTTGATATGATGCTAATTGGTCTGCTCTACTTTTTTCTTCTAGTTCTTGTGTAAGAAGTGCAATGTTTACATTGCTTTTGTTTGATTTTTTTGCTGCAGGAGAATTACTAAATGTATTCATTGCTCCAGCTATTCTGCTAAAATCTAATGCCATATTAATCTGTCTTTACTTCGTTATTTCCTGGTGTAATATCAAAATTCTCGAATCTTTTTGCAAAATTTTCTAAAGCTAAAGAGCTAGACTCATTATTTGCATTTGATTGGTTTTGCACATCTGCTATAGCATTAATCAAATCTTCATTATTTTCTTGGTCTTTAAAGTTTCGATTAAACTCCATAGCTTGCTCATATAAGTTAGTACCAACTTTATACAACCTTTCTTTTCTGCCTTCGTTTAATTTAATTCTCATTTGCTCATTAGACATATCAGCAGTCAACTTACTTTTAGTGTAATCACCTACCGCATTCTGATATAGCTTCATACCATCCATTCTCATAGATGCACTTTTACCTGCTAAATCAACTAAACCACTTACTCTTACTGCATCTACTCCACCTATATTAGATAAAGCCATTCCTCTTTGCCCGCCTGATATAGCCATAACATTTTTCATAGCGCCTGTATAAGCGTTGTTCATGTCTTTTATAGCCGCCATTTTTTCTTCGTATGGCATACCTTCATCCATTATTTTTTTAGCTTTATTAACAGCTTCAAGCATTAGGGGTGAAACTTTTGTTTTATTTACTTTATCTTTCTTAACAGCTGAGTATAAAGATATTAAACCTGCGCCAGCTTGCAATGCATTTAGAGCACTTTCTGGATTTTCTTTTATTTTTTCATACTGACCTTCAGCAAAAGCTTTAAGTTTTAAGAAAGCTTCTTCACCAAATTTTAAAGGTTCAGGTGTAGGAGAAGGCCCAATGTCTTTTCTACTTCCTTTAAGACCTATTTCTGTATCAGAACCTTTTAATCCTTTTAACGCATCTAATACGTTTTCTTTGACAGGAAGACTTACAACTGATTCTTTAGGTCTTTCTTCAACTCCTGGCTCTACAGCTTTAACTGATTCTTCAGGTTTTGTAGCTATATCGACTGTGCCAGTAAACACTTGTATATCACTTAATAGCTTATTTAATTTTTTCCTTTTTTGAATTTCGCCTGTCTTTGCACCAGGAGTGTATGTTGGTTTAAGATAAGGAGATGATGCTGGCGCTGTTTGACGAATAATTTTATTGTATAAGTCAGATTCTTCTAGTTTAGAAGTTTCTTCTAGCAAATCTTTAGCTCGAGATTTATCATCATATGAAGCATCCTTGTCATCTAAAATAGATTTCAAAACATCTACAGATGCATTTACTTCAAATTTACGGCTTTCAATAGGTACATTTTCAAAAGCTGTTTCTTCTATTTTTTGTAATTTCCCAAAATCAGCAGATTTTATATCTGTATAATATTTTTCAAGTATTTCAGAAGAATATGGTAGTTTGTTTTTAACTACAATTTTTTTAATTTGATTAAAAACATCTTTTTTAGCTTGTGAAAAACCTGATATATCAGGAATAACTAAACCATCTTCTTCTACAGTAGGCACTTCTTCTGCTTCTTCTGTATCTACTTTAACCTCTTCAGGTTCTAATAATTTATCTTTTAAACCTCTTTGTACACTACTTGCATCTATAATTGCTTCATCGTACTCTGGATATAATTCTGATACATTGTCTAATGGAAAAACAGTATCTACATCATATAAATTCATTTTTGATTGATACATTTCTGCATCCATAGTACTTAACGAATATGCAGGGTCGTATTCGGCGTATAATTTAAATCCTTCTAAGTTTTCACTAGATGTAAGTTCATTTAACTCTACCGAACCAGTATTTGCATCATGTATTTTTAATGGTTCATGACCAGGCTGTCCTGGCTTAAAAGCTTCCCAAGCCCCTTTTTTCCCTGCCAAAGGTTTGTAGTTACCTTTAGAAACTTCTTCTAACATTCCTGTATGCTCTAATAAAGCAACAGAAGCAGCTAATTGTTCTTCAATATCTGGCTTCCAAGCATCTAAACCATACTTTTCTAAAACCGTATTTCTTGTTTCAGTAATAAATTGCCCTGCACCAAAAGCTGTAGAGTTGCCTGATGTTTCATTAAAACTACCAAAGTTTACAGAACCACCCTCAGTTTTACCAGCTTCGTATTGTAATAACATTGCAGCAAAATGCTGTATATACTTATTGTTTTTTAATAAGTCGTAATATTTTTGCTTATCCATAAATATTTTTCATTTTAGCACCAGGAAAAGGATTCTTTCCATCTGCCATTGCATTAATTTTAGATACAATTTGTTTATTTGTTCCTGTAATAGTTTTTACAGAATTATCTTTCATAGCAGATTTTTTCGTAATAAACTCTCCGCCTTCAGCTTCTAAGATTATACCACCTTTAGCATGTGAATTTCCATACAACATACCACCTAATTCTGCGTATAACATTTGATTAGGCTTAGTAAGCTCTGATATATACGATGATATATTACTAGCTTCTTGATTTTTTTGTGCTTGCATATCTTGCACACGAGTTTGTCCTTGCGTGTAATCTATATGCTCGCCTACTTCTTTATCTATTTTAGCCTCTACTTTATTTTTAAATTTTTTACCTTTTATTTTTGAAACAGTTTTACCAATAAATTTACCAGCTTTACCGCCCAATCCAGGCGCACCAAAAAAAGCTCCAATAGCTGTACCTGCTGTTTCACCAATAGCTTCGCCTTGCGCTGTCCGCTGGTCATTAGCTAATTTCTTAATAGCTTTCTTATCAACAGCTTGACTGTCATCTAAGTCTTTGTTAAATTGTTTTTTTAATTCTTTAGCTTCAAGTATATTAGAACCTACACTTATAGCTGTATCTGCAACGCCAGCTGCAGAAAAACCACTCATTAGAGGTGTTTCTTCAGGCATATCACCCATATCAAAAGTATTACCTTCCGTGTCTGAATATGAACCTACAGGGTCGTCTGTAGAAGAAAAGAAATTAGACAATGGATTGCTTGAAGTTGCTATAGGTGTAACAGGGCCTCCGTCATTATATTTTTTTACCTCTCCGCCATACATATAAGCATCTCTACCTTCTCTGTATACTTTGAGATAGTCTTCGGGTGTTTTGTTAGGAGTTTCTTTCAAAGCCTCTTCACTATATAATTTAGGAAAAACTTCTGCTAAAGACTTTCCATCTCTAAGAACATTCCCAAAATATTTTCTTGTACCTTCTCTACCTAAAAGGTTTGAAAGCGCAGATATTTCGTCATTAGTATAAGGAAAATCTGACCCTTTATCTTTAAGTTGTTTTTCGTACTCTGTTCTTAGTTCTGTTGCGTTTCTTTGCAGTCCAGGTACTTTAGGTATTCTATTGTAATATCTATCTTCAAACAGTTTATTTTGCAATACTGTGTCAGCTGCAAAAGATTGTCTATCTACACCTTGTAGGTATGGTACGTTTTTTAATTCTTTTGCATTAAAAAGTTGTCCATAAAAACCAGTTGCACTACTATTTGGATTTTCCATTTGTGTTCCATCCGAACTTTCTACATGTTTTAAGCCTTTCTTTACTTTAGCTAATAATTTGTCTTTATTTTTATCTGGCATTATAATATGTTTTTTCTATAGTGACTAGTAACTGAAAATAAATTAAAATCGTTTGTGTTTGTATTTTCTGACTGCTCTAATTTAACAGTCAAATAATTTCCTTTAAATCTACCTGTTGTTTTATATACAGGTACAATGTGTTTACCAACACCCATTCTATCTATTTGTTCGCTAGACAAATCAAGTGTATACTCATTATCATTATTTGTACTGTACACAAATGTACTAAAAATCCTACTGTCAGATAATCCATTGTTTGCTACTACTACTTTATCGTAAACTTTTAGACTTGCTACTTCTTCGTTGTTAGAAAATACTACATAAGGATTATCTGTTAGCGTACCATAAAATGTATTATACGTACTTGCTGTAGTATCATGAGAATACAACTTTACTCTATTTGCATGAGTTGCATCAACTTCTACACTATGTTCTCCACCTATAGAATATAAAACACCCTTGTAATGACAATTTATAAAAGTACCGTAACTTCTTTTTGAAGTAAACACTCCTAATAACTCATCGTATGATATATTAAAATATTTTCGTGCACCATCTGAATAATTAAAACTAAACATGATTTCATTAAAACTAGGATTGTATGAAATGTTTAAACCACCTTTTAACTTATTTGTTCCATAGCTAAATAAAGGAGAGTCTTCGATTTTTACTTGTTGTAAAGGCTCAAGTAAATTAGTAATTTTATTTATAGCAGATAATTCTGCAACTTGATTTGGAGCTCTTGATGAAACTACACATATAGAATTATTATTATTATCATACCAATACAATCCTAAGTCTGTAGCGTATAAGTTCATTCTATTTTGACTACCGTTTTTTATGCTTATGTAATCGTTTCTTTCAATAACATTTCCAGTTCCTAAATTACTTTGTATTGATATAGCGCTACCATCTTTCGCACTAATTAAAGCTCTAGTGTTTATTGATACAATAGATGTTGCATTTTCTTGTAATGCATATATTTTATCTTTAAATGTTTTTAGGTTATTTATGCCACCATAGTTAGCATTTACTTCAAATATTTCATTAGCATCAAATTTAGAAAAAGCATCAGATGTTTGACCTGCAATTTTAGTATTTGAAATAGCTATCATATTTTTAAAATCTGTAACTAATTCTACATTGCTGTCTTTAGCAGGAAAACTTTTTAGATTATTACTTGAAGAATAAGAACCATCATATAAATATTCATCTTGTACTTGAAGCTGTGGTCTATTTTTTCCAAAGTAAACACCTCTTCTTAAATCTAAATTTATTGATGACTCGACAGGAAAAATTAAACCTTGTGCTATTCTATAACCTGAGTTAGTTCCTGTATTATAAGTTGTTTTATGAAATTTGTTTAACGAAAACATATTCACATATGTATCTCCACCAAACACAGGTAGTATCATTTCTGTATTATCTGAGGTTATTTGTTCACCATGCAAAGAAGCTCCTGTACTTATCCATCTTACAGATTCAAAATTTGTTTGGCTATTACCACCGTACTGCCCAGATATTGCAGTTATAGGATTTATAACTTTAACATACGCTTTAGAATCTCCGTAATGATTTGTACCCCCAACTCTATTATCAACTATTCCTACATTAGCGTGGTCCATATCAAATTGAGAACTAGCTGTAAGGCTTAAAGCTAAAGTATTGTTACCATCCATTACTTTAAACTCTCCTGAATCTCTATGTATTTTTCCGTTAGTAGCGTGTACTTGCGTTAGATTATTATTATCTTGCGAGATACCATTACCTGAGTATATCATTGCTGAATTTACAAAATCTTGCGATGATGCTAACAATGAATTCGATATTACCTCTCCAGGACCTACTGACTCTCCATAAAGAACATCTTTTACGTGATACCAAGAGTTTGCTGCTACAGTTAAAGGATTATCGTTTAAATCATCACAATAATATTTTGAAAAACACGAAAGTTGTTTAGAGTTTGGGTCAGCAGGTTTTGAATTATAATCTAATGCAATAGGGGCTGCATAGAAAAAATTATCATTAGTACCAATCATCCAAGTAATTAAACTGTCATTACCTAGTTTTAAATTGTTATGTGTAGTTCTAGAAGGTTTTTGACTTGTTTGATAACTTTTGCATCTTAATTTAGCTGCAATAGATACTTTATGATTAGTACTACTTGTGTAGTTCAACCGACCAAACATTAAATCAGGAGAATCAATAGTTACCATCTCAGTAACATCTGCTCCACTAAACCCTGCATTTCCTGTAGCCATTGTAAATAAATTACATTTATCTAAGCCTACTCTGTTTTTAAATACAGAACCATTGTCTGTTTCATCAGCATATTTAATACATGTATTTAATATACCAGCAGCTATTACTCTTCTGTCAGAGTCTCTCCTTTCTGCTCTTACTATACTAAACCCTGATATTTGTTTTTTGACATCTTGTGTGAGCTTTACTCTAAATTCTGGATACAATATATATCCATTACCTAAAGGGTCGCATAAAACATACTTTCTAGGTTTATTTACTGCTCCAGTACCAGCAGTAGGTGTGTAAGTTCCTGGCACATCTCCAATAAATCTAAAATCTGATTCTATACATGGAAATCTTATATCTCCAACAGGATAAGTAAATGTTTCGTTTCCATTTTTATCATACAATTGAATACCAAATCTGTAAATTTCATCACGCATATACCCAACATATTTACTTGCATACAAAGGGTTTTTATAATTATCAAAATATCCGTCTTCGCCGTTTCGACTTAATGGACCATAATACTGTGGTTCGCAATACCCATCATTTGTAGCGTTAAAAGGAAAATTATCATCTTCGTCAGGGTCATTAATTTTATGCCAATAAGGAGTATCATCTAATGTAATTTTTTTTAATTTAAAAGTTACATAAACTCCATTTACATCTGCACCTTCATAATTAGACGTAGAAGCACCAAACATAAGTTTTTCTGTATTTCCTGTACCTGCATATGCATATCTATATTCTGTAGTATTTTGTGGTAATTCTTTATATAGTGTGTTATCATACAAGTCAGGATTGTTAAATTCTGAATATGTTGAATAAGAACCACTACTAGGTGCAGTATCAAAACTACTAGGAGCTCCTGAATGCTTAAATGACTTTACTCTAAAAGCGTTTAAGTCGTTAATTATTTCAGATGTGTTATTTTTTAAATTAGCAGCTAAAAGTCTGTTATCTTTTACTGCTATTGTTTGTGCAACATCCCAAGTGTTCTTTTTAATTAATAACTCAGCACCTGTTATTATTGTAGTATTTTCGTTACCATTATGAGTAAGAGTTACAGTGCTAGTATTAATATTTTCTTCTTTTAAAACAAAAAAAGCAGCACCTCCAAAATTGTCTAAGTACTGTATCCCTATTAATTGAATTTTACTATATACTGTATCTATGTTTGCAATTTCTAATGTAACTGATTTACCTGAATTACTAGCAATTGTACCACCTACAGCGTCACTATACTGTGATGTCTTTGAAGATATACCTAAAGGTATTGGATTTGTTATAGGAGATACTATAGAGCCTTTACCATCAGAAGTTAAAAGTTTGTAACAATATGACCAACTACCACAATTAATACTCCCGCTATCTGTTACAGTTTTTATGTTTATAGGAAATAAAGGAGATTTTGCAAACAAATTAAAATCTTCTGCTGAATCAAAATCTGCATACACACCTGAAGATGCTTTTAAGTTAATTGTTTTGATAGGGTTTACTCCATCAGTCCAATAAATTCTTTCAAAATTTTCGTTTTCTTCTATTTTTTCTACTATTAAACTTGATGTTTTTGATTCAATTCCAAAATCACCAAATACAATTGCTTCTATAAAGTAATCAGTATCACTGTAAGGGTCAATATGAATTTTACACACAACCTGCAAAGTTTCTGATATGTAACAAATTGAAGCTATGTAATTACTAAAACTTGTTATAGATAAGGGGAATAATGAAAGTTTATTTGAGTTATTGTATATATTTTTAGAAAATAGCACCCCACTATTTATTGTTAACTCAGTACCATTTACTAAACTTTTTATAAAAATGTTATCTGGATTAATAGCTTGAGTTTGGTTTTTTGCAAAAAAATACAATCCCATAATACCTTCATCATTTGGAGAAGGTACTAATGCAACATTCATTATACTTGTAAAAACGCTATCATTTTTCATTGTATTATAGCAATGCAATAAAATAGTATTTGTTGTATAACCTGTGGAGCTATTTAAATAATCAGAACCTAATGCAGCTTGTGTAATTGGAACGCTGTAATGATTATCCGAACCAAAAAAAATATAAGAAGCTGTAGTTTGAAAATAAAAAGATATTTCTGTAAGATTAGCAACTGGGTCTCCAGTAATACTCCAAAATATTTTATTTTCTGTTGTAGTAGGTTGAAAATTCCATCCTTGTAGTTTAAACTCTAATTCTTCTACGTTAGATTTTAAGTTTTGTATAGTTCCTAAATCACCATCTTTAGCGTTTAATCTTACATTAGCTGCGTCACTATAATTATCGTTACCAATTAAATGTTCATCAGTGTCTGAATCTAGCCCTTTATAAAATAGATTAGGTTTTTTACCTCCTGTTAAATCTGCTAGTTGTTGTCTTACTGTTTTAGCCATTATATATCTAAATTAGAATATGATGAATTAATTGGAATTAAACTGTTCCAAATTTTAGAAATATTTCTCATTTGGTTTCTTGAAGGCATGTTGTCATTACCTCTAGCTTGCGCGCATAATCTATTCCATTCATTTTTCATATCTAAATAAATGTATCTTGGAAGTTTTTGATTATAATAATCTCTAGCTTTGTATTTATACATTATGTAATGAGATACAGCATCTTCATGATTTGCTTGCATTGTTGGGTAGCCTTCTGAGTCTGTTTCAAGCGCAATATAACTTATTTGTATGCTTGGGTCAGAAACTTCTGAAAACTGTATAAAACCACTAGATAAATAATATTTATAGTTTAAGTTTGAATTACTTAAGCTTTTAAATGATTTAGTTTGTGGTTCATAAAAAATATCATTAGAATTTTTTACATCAATTACTTCTATTAAATCATTTGGTAGTGCAGCTTGTTTATTTGTTATAGTTAAAGAAACTTCCTTGTTCACGAACGTTTTAAAAGTTCCTATTTTTTTTTCTGCTTCAAAAGCCCACTCTACAAATGTATTAAATTCACTTGCTGCATCCTGAACGCCTAAGTTTCTGATTACAGCTGCTACTACTTGTTTGACGCTAATTCTAGGTTGCATATTAGTATTCTTTTACAGTATTAATTATTTCTTTAAACCTTTTTAAAGGTAGTATTTTGTATGTTTTGTATTTAGATGCTCTTTCCCAAATAAGCTTATTGTAATAATCATCTAAGATAGGAACTTTGTATTTTATAATTTTTCCTGTCTTTTCATATTCGTTTACATCTATCTGTATATGAAAAGGTCTTTTGTGTAGTTGTTTTTTAATATACATTTTACCCATTTTTTGTGGTAATTGTATTTGTTCTTTATTTTGAGCCAATTCTATAATTAATTCTTGTAAAAAAGATTTTAAAATATTAAAATAAACAGAATAAGACATTTTTTTATTGTTAAACATTAAACTATCGTTAATGTTGCTGTAGATGTCTTTAATGTTTACATATTTATTCTTGTACTTTTTTAGACTGAGTTTTTTCATCTGTTTGGTTGTTTGGTGTATTTGCAGATAAATTATATAGCATAACAATTTCTTTTCCTATTATTTCTTGTGTTAAAACACTTAAAAGTTCATTTGATATAGGATATTGTGTAGTATCGTCATCTACATAACTACTTACTTGTGTTGGGTCTTCAAATATAGCTTTCATTTCTATAATACCATCAGATACCAATCCATCACCTTCAAAAACATATAATTTATTAGGAGTTAAAGATGCATGCTTCTTAGCTACATTACGCATAAATTTAGATTGCTGTATAAACATTCTATCATGGTCTTGTACAACAGGCAATAATTCCATAGAAGCGTCTACAGAGCTTCCATCACGATAAGCTATACTTCTAATAGCTCTATTATTGTTAAAGCCAACAATACGGTTATAATCGATTCCTACTGAAGATACAGACCTTACATCTATTTGATAAAGTGATTCAGAAGTTTTTCTGCCACTATCTGTATATTTTAACAACAATTCTGCACGTTTTGCGTGTATCATGTATTTTATTTGCCTTGTAGATACATTAGAATCGTCAGATACTACACCGCCTTCTACGATGTTTTTAATGTTGTAAGTAATTTCGTTTAATGTTGCCATATCATATGTTTATTAATAAAGAAAGGGCGGCGCAGTTAACACCACAACCGCCCTCTCAAAGCAAGGGAGCAAAAAGCACCTTTATTTACCACGCCCTCCTAATGCTGAGTTTCTCTCTAATACTTCAGCTTGCATAAGCTGGTATCGAGGGTCACCCAATGTTTGTAGGATTTTACGGGCAGCAATTTGAGCTATTTCTTCAAAACAATGACTTGATAAGTCTGACCACAATGTAGTGTAAGACAAATAAGTTAAATCTATTGAAGTTGTTACAGATAATCCTAATACTTTTAAAAAACCACCTTCTTCATAAATAACAGGGTTGTTAGCGTCTGCTTTATTAAAAGGGTCGTTAGTATAAGATGAATAATCTGATATTTGTATTATTTTTACATTAGTACTTGGAGTATTTGTTAATCTTGCCGACAACAATCTATAGTAATCCTCTGTTAAAGAACTTAGCTCTATAGTGAAAGGTGTCGCTAATGAGACTGTTTGTGTAACTACAAGTTTTTCTAACTTATCTCTTGCATCTTGACTAGATTCAAATATAGTGTAATACTGTTGTAAAAATTCATCAGTAGCCATTTCAGTGTACATAAGTAATTGAGTATCAGAAAAATACGCTGTATCTTCTCTGTCTACAATTTGTCTTATCCGTGGATAAATGTCTGAACCAATAGCTATTGACATTTGTTATACTTTTTCTTTTGTTTTACTTTTAGCTTTTGGAGTTTCACCTCTTAAATCATGTTTAATCAAAGCAAAGATGTCTTTGTTGTCTTTTAACCAAACAATAACTTGTTCTTCGTTAGTTCCAATAGCTTGTTTTCCGTACATAAAAGTACTGTTTTTATAACTAAGATTTTTTGACTTTAAAGCGTCTAGAATAAATACTCTATAATCTTTTTCAGGGTCAAAATGTGTTTCCATAAATTTTTCTGGAGATTCTTGCGCTACTTTAATAATGTGTGCTCTTAATACATCAGTATTAGAATTCATATTCATTTTATGTAATTTTGCAAAATCCATTACATCTTTAATATTCATTTTAGCAGCCTCTATAACAGCCTGTGCTGAATCTAAAGTCTTTTTTGTGTCCATTTGTTCTTTTTGTACTAAATCTACTCTAGTCCAATCAGCTTGAATAGTTGGATGCTCTTGTAGCCATTCATCTACTAACCTATCATTCTCTATTGTTTTATTTAAAACAAAAGATGCGCTATTTATAGTATAATCTATTTCTAATCCATTTACGTCAACAAGCTGTATAATTTTACCATGTTTATTCTTATAATTACCTTTCAAGGAAAAGTTTCTTAATTTTGGATACCTGTTGTGAGTGTACGTAATAATGTTTTTAATTGTCTCCATTTTCTTGCTTTTTTTAAAATTTATCGGTTAAAAAAAACCACCCACGCGTGAGCGTGGATGATTATTGTAATTTACATATTATAGTACTAAACCTAGTGGCTTAATAATACCACATGATTGTGGGTTACGAATAATAACACCAGATTCAGATAAGATATGACATTCAAAAGTATCATTACCGTTTGCAGCTGCCATAGAAGCAGGGTCATTAGGGTTAATCATACCAGGTACATATTTCTTTACAAAGTTTCTATTGTATCCTTCAGCGCCTTTAGCGATAAGTTCTACGTTAGCAACTCCATCTTGAACTGACATATCCATAAATACCATTAAGCCAGATAATCCTGCTGAAGCAAATGCGCTAGTTCCAATACCTGTTACGGTAGCAGAAATATTCGGGTCATCAAAACATGGGTTATGAACTAAAGTAATTTTATTACCTAAAGCCATGTATGAAGTAAAATTAGCTCCTACCTCTACAGAATCACCGCTTTTATCAGCAATCAAAGCAGCAGCTGAACCAGCATTTGTTAAGTGTGTAACCATTGCTTTTTGGAAATTAATCATACCTTGCATACCAGTAAAACAAACATACTCATTACCAGTTACCTTTAGTGAACTAAGAGATAAAGTACCAATAAAGTTTAGTAATTCACCTTCTGTTATAGCTACTGCGCCAGATTCAAATTGATTAGCAGCAGCAATTTGTGCTATAATACCATCACCCATTGAAGGTAAGGCTGCATCAAGTAAACCACCTTGGTCACCAGGGTAAGATAAAGTCGAGTTTCTTGTAGATTTACCAAACCATCGGTTTAGCTCTAACTCATACATAAACTGGTCAGTCATTTGTTGCTCTTTGGTAAAGTACCATAATCTGTGACCATTGTGTTCTACCCAAGTAACATCGTGTAAATCAATACCATTGATTTTACATCTTCTACGAGATAAGGTTAAATGATTACGATGAGTTTCTGGATAAGCATATCCTTCACCTACTGAATCACCATCAGAACCTTGGTTGAAAGCGTTACCAACTACACCAACAATATCACCATCAGAATAAGTAGCTTCAGCTTTAGCTTCAATAGGCTCAAAAGTTACTGTTTTGTGGTCAGTATCTAGAGCGCTTACACCTGTAACAAATGCAGTAGCACCATTTTTAAAACGAATAATATCATTTGTTTGAATCATGCAAGTTTCAGTAGCATCATCTTTGATGTCTATTGTATCTGCTGTACCGACTGCGAATGTAGCTGTTTTGTCTGTGTCGATTTTTGCTGGAGCTTTGTAACGATTCATTACTTTCCACTCAAAAGTGTCTCCACCAATTACTTTTTCACTAGCACCGAAACCAAGTCGTTCTAGTAAGTACGTCATAGAGTAGCGAGGATACAATTCAATAATTTTCTTCGCAATTTCAGGGTACTTTAACATGTTTGCAACCAAAGAGTTTTCTGTAGTGTTATACTCAGGGTTGTATTTAGCATTATAAACCTTCATTTTTTCTTAATTTTTTATATTAATTATTAATTTATTTATTTAGTTATTAACTTAAAAAAGCTTTAGCGTCGAACCCATCGGACTTTGTCTCGAATGAATTACTACTACGTGCATTTTTGCTAGGAGCTGTAATATTGTCTAGGATAGATGATTTACCTTGTTCGACACCACGTGTCTTCATCATTTTAAAAATCTTGTCCTTGTTTTTCCAAAGAAACGCAGCCTCTGCAACATTGGCATGAGTGTCAAATATTTCTTTAGAAAAATCTCCTTTTGTTATATAACTATATAATTCTTTTTTATCTTGAACAGATACTTTACCACCAAAAAAATCTTTTTTAGTTTTTATGTGGTTTTGTAAATCTTTACGAGCTTTTTCTTGTGTAGATTTTAGCTCACGTTCAGTTTTTACTTTTTCTTCTTTTAATTTTGCTCTTTCAGACCCAATGTACTTTTGCAACTGTGTTCTAATTTGTGTTGCTTCACGCTTCATTAAGCCTGCGTCTTGCAATCTTGTCAAAGTGTCTTCTATGTAGTCTTCATCATGATTAGCAGCTTTTAAATCAGCTCTAACTAAATCTACATCATCGTTTTTAAGAAATTCTTGCAAGTTAGTTATAGTATCATTATCCTGAATAGGATTTTCTATCATATCTTTAACTTGAGCTACGAATTCTTCTTTTGTCTTAGCTTCAACGCCAATTTCTTGACTTACTTCGTTCCAATTAAATTCTGTTGTAGGTGATTCAATCGAATCCCAATCTTCTTCTTCAACTGGTTTAGCTTCTTCAGCAGCTTGCTCTTCTGCAACAGGTTTTTCTTCAACTTTGATTTCATCCCAATCAAAATCATTTGATACTTCTGTTTTTTCTTCTGCTTCAACACTTGTTGCTTCTACAGGTTTTTCATTTGTAACTTGTTCGTTTTCAGCTACTTGTAAAGTAGATTCTTCTTGTAAGTTATTAACCTCTTTAGCTACTTCTGACGAAACAAAAGCAGACGCATCGAAAGAGTTGTCTTGCTTTTCTGTTTCTAATTGCTCGATAATATTGTTTTCGCTTGCCATGTTTTGCTTTTTTTGTTATTGCAAATATATAAATAATTTATTTATTCAAATTTGACTGAGATACTCTTCTTGCTTGATTTTCATTTAGTTGGTCTTGTAAATCAGCTTTACTTGTCTCAACTATCAATTTATTTTTTTCTTTCATAGTATCAGAATTAACTTTTTGTTCTGATTGTATTTCAGCTACTTCTATTCTTGAATCTGCTGCAATCTGTGCTATTTTAATTCTGTTATCTAATTCTGATTGTTTTTCTTTCATTTCTTCTTGCTTAATTTGCATTTGTTGCTGCTGCATCATTTCTTGTTGTTGAGCTTGCTGGTCTTGCATTTGTTTTTGCATGTCTTTCATGCTTTCTAAGCCACGTTCAAGTACTGCTTCAGCTTCTGATAAGCTTTCTGATTTAAGAACCTTGATAGCGTCTAATAATGTAAGGTTACCACTTTGCACGGCTGAAGATGACATCTCTTGTACCATTTTTCTCATTGCATCATCTTTTCCAGAGTCTCCTAAGAAAATACCATAATCATTTAACGCAATGTCAGGCAACACGTTTAAAAATTTATATCCACCATCACCCAATACATAACCTGCTTTTTTTCCATTACTCCAACAAACTTTCATTAAGTTGCAAACTCGTTCAAACACCATTTTTTTAACTTCATTGTGCTGAAAGAACCAACCTTTAGTAGATAAAGATGATTGTACTACTGAACGTTGTACATTTCCTACGTACTCATATTGAGATATAGCACCTTCTCTTTGTGGTGATACCCCAGAAATTTGTCCTGCAGTTTGTTCTAGCATTAATTTAAGATTAATTAATTGCTGTACAGAACTAGACAATGTAAAATCTACTTGTTGAAATTGATTAAACTTTGTAGCTTCTTGACCTTCCTGCATACTGTTAATAGGTATAACACCGTCAGTTTTAAGGTGATACATAACAGTTTGCATGTCCATACCTATATTTGTAGGTAACTGAGCAACATCATATATAACAGCTTTACCACCTGCTCTAGCAAGAGTTAGCTCTATATGATAATGTACTATATTATAAAGCATTTGTGTGTGACGTAGTAAATCTGTTAAAGATTTAGAGCTTCCTGTAGTGTGGTTGTGAACACAACCCACAAAAGAAAGTGGTGTAGAACCTGCGTCATCCACAGAGCGAACTTGGTTAGGCCTTCTGCGACATTGCACATAAACTTGACCACCAATCTCTGTAGCTTCCCAAATATCATCAACATATAAGTTTTCAATTTTTTCGTTTTTACGAGGCTTGTAATTGTCAGTAACAATTTTTTTAAATGGATTGTTTTTGTCGTGTTTGTTTTCTGAAACTTTAAATTTAAGTTGTTTTATAGACTTCCACTCACATGTAACAATTCTAATTCTAACTCCTTTATTCTGAGAGTAATCTACCCATTCAAACTCACTATTCCAATTAGATAAACCTTCGTGACTACTAACTTCTTTTAACTCTTCAAGTTTTTGTATATCCTCTTGCTTAAGGTCTTCTCTAAACTCATCAATAGTCTCATTAATCGTAAGCCATCTTTCTTCTGCAACCCATTGTGCATCTTCTAAATAATCTGTTTGTACTGTTTTATCCCAAATTAATGTTCTTGGGTCAATACGTCTTACGTATGGGTCACCGTTTTTTACGTAAACCTTATAAAATACTTTACCTGTTACAAGAAAGTCACGCAGACCATCTCTAAACATGTCTTTCATTCTGTATTTTTCTATAAGATAGTCTAAACCGTCTTGACAAACTTCTTCTATAAGTTCTTTATACTCATAACGCATAAATTCATCTATGTCGTCTGGTATAGGAAAGTTATCATTTTCTGTTTGTGCCTTAACGCCAAATTTTTGTTCGAACTCGTCTTTGACTTCTTTTAGTAGTTCATTAGCAACTAATGATACTTTAAAGTTTTGCTTACGTATTGCAGCTTTTTTATTTATAGACTTAACTTTTTTATCTAACGGTCTGTCTGCATCTTCATTTACTAATAAATCAATTTTAGTAGATATTAACGGAAAATTAGCCATTTGTGCTGGGTATGGTATTCCGTATTGGTCAGTTATATATTCATAATCTTTAGCATTAATAAAACCATTATATAGATTATAATTAAGAATGTCTTTATCTCGACTTGACATAGAATTTTCATGTCCAGAACTTGTAGCGCCTACGTATTTTGTTATTGCCTTTAAGTTTTGCTTACACCATTCTAAATCTTTTTCGCTGTCAGATATTGCTTGCCGTGGAAATGAATAATTTTTAACTGCCATTTTATTTTTGTTTGTAAGGTACTAATCTACCGTTTTCCCTTTTGTAATAAACGAACCCTAAGTTTTTCTGTTCAGATTCCCCAAATTTAACACTTTTTTCGAATATGTCTATGTCATGTATCAAACACAGCCCAAAAGCTATTACACGGTCTGTATTGCGTACTCTGTAGTTTGCTAATTCGTCTAGTAAATCTATAAAATATATATCTTCACAATTTTCTTCTACATACTTTTGTAAATATTGCTCCATTACTGCTTTTGTATGTTTATTCATTTGAATACCATACCTATTTCTATTAACAGTTTTTGGAGAATGCGCTGCAGTAGGTCTTTCCTTTAAATATTTTAAACCACCCATTCTTTTAAAATAATCAATAATACCAATTTTTGTAAACTCTATTAGCATTTGTGAATTATAGTACACAGCAAGTTTAAGACAACCATCCCAAAACTCTTCTGCAGTTTTTGGTCTTTCTGTGTATTCAGCTACTACGTAGTTACTTGGCATGTCTGTACTATAGAATCTTCTATATATTATAGCTGAACCTAATGAGTCAGTAGATGCTTGGTCTTGGTCATATGAATCAATACCGCCTATATCTAAACCTTTGTAACCTAATTGTGGGTGTGCTAAAATTCTATATGGACCATCTCTGTCTGGAATCCATGTAACATTCATGCCTTCGTCTTGCCATTCTAAATACCCTTTTTGTATTTGATTTGTTAAGTCACTGCTAGACAGTATGTTACTTCTTTGGTCGTTTATTTTAGCAACATTAAACATAGAAGATTTAGTTTGCAAGAATGCTTCTTCTACCGTTAAAGGATAATTTTGTATATGAAGATTAAAACCTTTTTGATTGTCAGATGATTTTAATTGGTCTCGCTCTTTCATAAGTTTAGCTTGAGCGTTGACTTCGTCTGATATACCTGTTTTAGTATCAAAAAAACCATGATAACATTTTGTAGCAGGAATAAACATAGGTAGTAGATTAAATGCATCAGCGTTGTAATACATATCCATAAAATCTTTAGATGATGTTTCTATATCACCACCTGTTCCACCAATAATAGGTACACCAAATTGCACATCACCATCCATGAAACATGCTTTAGATGACATGTATGCATTTAGAAGCTCTTTAAACTCACCTGCTTCTTCAAATACCATAACAGATAAACGCTCACCCTTAAATACTTCTGGGTTGCTCATTGTACGGCAATGTATAACAGACTGAAAACCACCTACTTCCCATTTACCTTCTCTGTTTTTTGACTTATAACCAGAACGTATAACTTCGTCTTGGTCTTTTAATACAGAATGTCTAAATATATTAGTTTGATTGTATAGCCCTTTTTTTACTTTTTGAAAGAAAGAGTCTGCTGTTACCTGTAACCCAGCTGCTATACCTACTTCGTTATGAGGATAAAATGTATATTCTTGCGCTAACATACCAGAGTTCATATAAGAGAACCCCTTATCCCTAGCCTTAATAACAATCATACCCTTACCTTCGTCTTTACAAGTCTCGAATAGATTAAAGTACTCTCTATCCATATCTCGATACCATGGTGCTATAAGAGATTTTCTACCACCTTTCTCGCCAGAGTTACCAAGTATTTTATAGAAATTAAGATAATAGTAATGTTTACCTGATATGGCATCCATACCTTTAGGTTTGTAACCGTTTTTACATCTTTCAATTTGCTCATCCCAAAACTCTCTATACATAACACTTTCAGGATTTACGTCTGGTATTCCTTCGTGTATTATAGGAGCATACTTTTTTATGTTACCCATTCTTATTTAAAACTGATTGTTTTTTCTCTAAGTAGTTTAGCTCTCCATCACCAGATATTTTTGTACGTGAACCTCTTCTTTCAATAGCATCTAATAGTTTTTGTCTAGTAGCTAGTACCTTATCAACACCTATCATTATCTTCTGCCAATCTATAGCATTATCTTCATCAATACTTACTTGCTTCATCAGTTCTGTATACTGATTTATCTTTTCATTAAAAGCAAGTAGTTGCGCATCTAAGGGGTCAAACTGTAAAGCCTTGTACGCTTTAATTGCGTCAGCAATTTTTTTATTTTTTACACCCTTCCAATCATAATCATTAAACACTACACTACTTATCATACGTGTGCGTTCCGTATCTGTAAAGTGTCTGTAAATACTATCGTAGTCACAAAACAGTGCAACGTATAGCATTCCTTTTTTCCCTAAACTCTTGGTATCTAGTACTGCTCTAAATTCTTCGACAGCATTAATACTGTCATCCATTATTACACTACCAGTCTTGTCTAAATTTACTAAGTACATTATATGTGTTTGGTTAGTTTGGTACGCATAAGCATAGTTGGTGGAACTAAAGTTTCAAATTCTTCTTCGATAAAATTTCCATCTTCGTCACGAAATTTACAAGTATGGTTAATAATACTACCACCTTGTAACAAATATTCGTTTTCTATTATGTTAAAGCCTAAATCTAAATAATTAGTAATAATATCATCCTCGTCAATACTGAAATACTTATCTCCCATATTAACATATCCTGCTATATCACCATCAGACTTCTCTCTTATGATTCCAAATTTGGTTCTTATCATCTCTGTCATACTTCAAATATACAAAAAAAATAAAGGGCAGCAATGCTACCCTCTATAAACAACAAACAGTTAAGTATGAACCAAACACATACTACTGCAAATATATAAAATTATTTCATTATTAATTATACTGTCTGTAAGAAGATTTATTAGGCTTTACGTATCCACCTTTTTTGTATTTAATAAGTGAACCCATTCCAGAAGCTTTACGTTTACTGTTTAGAGATTTTACAGCTTCATAACCAGCGTAAGCTGGTCCACCTAAAACTGTTTTAATATTTTTTTTTACAGACCTTGCAAACTTACCTAATTTAGTATCAGGATGTAATGCAGGTTTTTTATTTTTTGATTTTTTTGTCATGTCTTAAACAATTAATCGAATTGCACTAATCCACCTTGCTTGTAATTTCTTACGCCAGCTTGCTTTAACGTTTTGAAGCCTTCTTGTCTCTTCTGACCTTTTTTGATTACTTTAGCAGCTCTTCTTTCAGAAATGTTTTTAGTGCTAGTTTTAGTTTTGGTAGGTGCACCATATTTTTTTACACCTTTTTGTTTAGTCTTAGTTTTAGTTAAGCTATAACCTGTCTTAGTAGGCTTTACCTCTTTTGTTTTAGTAACTTTCGTGCTGTCTTTACCTTTATTGTAACGACGCATGGTACTAGACTCTTTTGTAGTAGTTGTTGTACCACCTTTTTGTGTAGTATAACCCTTTACTCTATCTCTTGCATTTGATACTACAGCAGATACTTTTCTTGCAGCTTTTTTTAACTTGTTAGGCATAATTTTTTTTTTAATTATTTTATTCTTCAAATATACTGAAAAAATTTTTTATGTTTTTTTGAGTGTGGATGTTATATGATATATGCCCCCCAACCAAACAAAACTTTTGAACCACCCCCCAAACTTCAGAGTCTTTTGTCTTTTACAACTAAATTTATTTATTATGTTAAAACAAACAGTAAGTGACTTCATCACAGCTTTACATTTTTGTGAAGCACATGAACAAGAGTTCCAACAAGCGTTAGCACAATGTGCTGACGAGTATGAAGAAGAAATAATCACTGAAAATTGGTGTGCATTTCATCCTAAAGAAGAGTTGCTATTTAGAGGTTATTCTAAACGAGTAGCTAGTCTAGCATACAAGCTGTGGGCTTGGGCTAGGTTGTAATCATTAGGGGGCGAGAGCTCCTTAGTGATAGTGAATATATGCATCACATTGTTACACCTAAGAGTCTTTTATTTCTTGCAACTAAAACTATATATTATGAACAACAATGCACCAACAATGTCTATGTACATTATCGACGAATTAATTCGTAGCTTGACTGATGAACAACTAGAGCATCATATCTATACTGCAGATTTCTTAGATGTATTTGATTACGACAAAACTCAAACACAAGAAGATGCATACAGTGAGATGATAGTTCTATGTAAGCGAGAGCAAGAGCGACGCGAGAAGCTACGAAACAGACTTAGCGAAGTTGACGAAGCTGACTTTGATGACTTACCGTTCTAAGATTGTTACTAAGGGGAAACCCTTAGTGATAGTGAACATATATATAGGCACAGCCGTAAGTTATATCGGAAACCGTAAGCTACGGAGTCTTTTCTCTTATACAACAGACATTCGGTTTGTTTGTAGTACGTATACCGAGCGTACTACTTCTCTTATCATTTGTACATGTCGGTGTGTACACATTACTTTTAGTATGGCTGGAAAAAAGCAAACTAAAACTACCACTTCTAACGAAGTGAAGACTGCAAATACCGAGGTGGAGATTGCAGTAGTTGAAAATGTAACACCTAGTTACATTATGGAAACCATAGGATTAGAGGAAATCTCTATGTATGGTGACCCTGCGAACGAGGGCGAGTATCCTTCCTTTCGTGTTCTAAACATTCTACCTAAGAAAGGTAAGAATGGTCTCAATCTATTCATTAGACTTGAGGCAACTTCTATCCGTACCACAGACGAATACTTTGTGTACGAAGAAGAACGCCCTATCAACGGGGTTAAGAACCTAGGAGAGCTCAAAATCGAACTTGCTAAGCGTATGGCTCAGTTGTGTGTCCAAAAAGGACATCACTTCTTGCCTCAGTACGCTAACTTGTTCGCTAACCTCAAGAGACGTGGTTGGACTCCTGACAAGTTAATGATGAATTATCTACCTTCTAAGATTATCAAGAAGTTAGGTCACATCATCGCTGACTCAGGTCTTCAGGAAACGTTCCTGAAAAACGACCAACTAGACATTACTAAGCTAGTAGGTCAGTTCGTCTCAGCTCGTATCTCGGAGAATGGTATCCTGATGTCCCTATCGGGCGAAGCTCAGGAGAACAGCTCTTCGGGTAGCACCACTCAGCAGAGTGACGTGCTAACAGACGACTCAGGATTCGAGTGGTCCTAGTAACTATTAAAGGGTGTGCCTTCGGGTGCACTCTTTTTTTAACCTTCACTATCATATTAAGTAGTAGCTAGGCTGGAACGTCTACATATACAGTAGCATAACCATATACAGTACTGTAAACTTGTTTGTGTTTGTGTGTGTGTGGATATGTTCCAAACCCCTATAAACGACTAAAAAACGTACTAAAACGATAGTTTGTCTTAAGTATATTGCGATATGTACGTTGTAACTAGTTGATAAACAGTAGTTTAGACTTCGTTGAGTCTTTTCTCTTTTTCAAGTTGCTTAACTACTGTAGAGCTTTGTGTTCTATTTAAGTGTTTAAGATGTTATACATAGTATATAACCACTTACCCACCAAAGGTAGCGTTTTTATTTTAAACGTGCAACTCGCTACATACTCAATTATAAGTGTAATCTATTTATATTTAAGTGTTTGTCATTAATTGACACTATCTTACATGTTAATAAAATTAAATTATGTTGAGTCTTTTTTCTTTTGCAATACATGTTATGGGTTATGTCTAATGGGATATACAAATGCATGAGATACACCTAAACATGTGTTTAAACTGTTTATTTTTTATTAAGCAGGTAGCAAAGTGTGAAACTCACTTGTAGCGTCATATAGCTAACTCAGGTTACATTCCTGAAGCAATATATGAACCTGCTTATTTTTAATTAACTAACTAAATTGAAAGCTATGGCTGGATTAGTACCAACGCGAAACGTACGCAAAGAAATACGTCAAGAAGAAGCAGTTGAAAGAAACACTGCATACAGAAAAATGATTAGTACACCTGAAGGTATTGCTAATTATATTGAAACTACCAACAATATAGGTAGAAAACAAATGCAGTTTTTAGTAAATCTGCAAAAAAAACTAGTAAAGAAATAGGGTTGTATCGTTAGAGGGTATACCCCGACCTAAGCATGTCTTTAAACTGCTTATTTATTATTGTTTAACTAAATAATTGTCAAAAATGGCTAAAAGAAAATTATCACCAGAAGAAGTAAAAAGTATTAAAAACCGAATGGTAAAAAGTATGCGTAAGAAAAGATTTTTTGTACCATATGGTGTTGCAGGACAAACAAAATTACCAAGAACAACTGATGATATTCCTGAAAGTATGATGACATATAAAAACAAAATTTATATGGCTGCGTACAAATCACATTGGAAAAATACATCAACTGCAGCAAGTGCACAATCTAATTATGTAGTAGGTTCAGTTAAAAAACCTGTAACATTAAATACATCTATGAAGAAATATAAAGATGTTGCACGTACTGGTAGAGTAACTAATAAAACAGTTACTATTAATTGTGGTAAAACACAAATCATAATTGTAAACGACGTAATAACTATAAACCAAATAGGGTAATGGGTGCAATGAAAAACAAAGCAATACAAGAGAGAGAGGAATCATTACTCTCTCCATTGTTTGTTCCACATTTTTACGAGGTAAATGATGTGCAGTACGAAGAACAACAAGCCGTACAAAGAACTATCCAAGAAGAGATAGAAGAAGAAAAGTTTATAAAAGAGTTTGTAAAAGATAACAGAGCTCTTGTATTAAAACAAGCAACTGAATACGTAAAACAAAAATTAATCTATAAAAACAAAAACAAATGTGTGGAATAGTAGCTTACTCAGGTAAAGAAATGTCAATGAACAAACTAATGTTTGCAATGTTTGACAACGAAGAACGTGGTAGACATTCATGTGGTGTTTACACAGATAAAGAAGTATATAAAAGTGTTGGTACTACAGGTAATTTATTATCTATGATACCAAACAATACTTCTAAATTATTTATTGGACATACAAGATTCGGTACTCACGGTAAATTAACTGCTGAGAATACACATCCTTATGTAATCGGTAACTATATCGGTTGTCATAATGGTGTGTTAAATAACTATGATGAAATGGCTGATAAATACAACTTTGATAAGGTTGATGTAGATAGTAAAGCTATATACAATACGTTTAAATCTGCTGAAGACGGTGTAACTAACAATCATTACCAGACATTAGGTGAACATGGAGGTACGATTAACGCTGTATGGACAGAAAATGATGGTAAACTTTATGTGTATAGACGTAATAACCCGTTGTTTGCTTTAACATTCGATGATGGTGTAATGTTTTCATCAAGAAAAGAATGCTTAGAAGTGCTCGCTGACCATCCAAGTTGTATAGATGAAGTGCCTACTGATATATTATTTGTATATAAAGATGGTAAATTAATTGACTCAATTGATATACCTGTTACTTACGTAGAGATACCTTATCAACGCACTTTAAATTGGACTGACTACTATGAAAATGACGTTAAGTCATCTAAAGAAGAAGATAATTATGCAGAAAAGTGGTGGAATACATGGCAAACGCCAGTTAAAAATACAAATCAAAATCAAGATAACGAAACAGATTTTGATTTAGATGTACATTACCGAAAAGTTGCATCTGGCTTAAGTGCTTTTAAAGAAGTTTTCAAAGATATGGAATACCACGGTTTCTTAGACCCAAATGATGTAAAAGAAATCGAATATTGCATTGAACACATTGAACTAGAATTAGTATAATGTTGGAGAAGCTATTAACACTCTGCGCAGACGATAAGTTTGTCGCAGAGATGTTACTTTCAACTGAAATGTTGGAAGAAAGAACAGGTTCAAATCCTGATACCGAGCAATTAAAAGAATTATTAATTAATATACAGAAGTTATGCCAGAAAATTGGTTAGATGGTTTTATACCTGAAGCTCCTAAAATTGTAGAAATAAAATCTAAAACACTTGACAGTACTATTGAATTACCACAAAGTGTATTAGATGTTATACAAAGTAGTGATTTAAGTATGGATGATGGATTTCAAGTGTTAAACACATGTTGCATTTCTAATAACACCATGAGTTATACTTTTAATAACGCTAACATATGGTGGCTATGTAGATATAATACAGATAAAATAAAAGATGAATACAGAGATGTAATATTATCTTTTTACAATTTTATTCTTGAAAAAGGATACACTTTTATAGGTTACTATATTGAAGATACAAGTGACGAATCAATTGTGTGGTTGGAACATGATGAAGTATATGCATATGAAGGTGAATGTTATCATGGCTGGATTAATGCAGTTGATGAAAGTTATATAGATTCAGGTGGTGACTACGTAGTTGATGATGAAGGTATTTATTATATCGATTCCGATGTTGCTGCTCACCATAATGTGTATTATAATAATTGTTGCGATGCTTACGTTCATGAAGACAATCATACTTGTAGTAATAGAGATGATGATTATTTTGATAACACAGTTCGTTATACTGGTAAAACTACACATACTAAAACTTCAAGCATGACCTATACATTTGGTGTAGAAATAGAAACTTGCAGTAGAGTATGGTGTGGTGACTATGGTTTAAATTGGAAAGCTGTTTACGATGGCTCAACTGATGGTCCTGAGTTCGTTACAGGTATATTAAAAGGTGATTACGGCGTAAATCAACTTAAGGATATGTCAGATGCTTTAAAAGAACAAGGTGCTAAAGTTGATAAAAAATGTGGTGTTCATGTACATATAGGTGGTGCTATACATAATAGAAGATTATCTATTATTATATTAAAACTATGTTTACAAATAGAGCAAGACATATACGCTATGCTACCAGAATCTCGCGCGTCTAATCATTACTGTAAAAAATTACCTATTGACACTATAGATAGAATGAATTTCAAAAACTATAAAGAAATACTAGGTAAGTTTACAACAGGTTATGAAATAAATAGCACTTATAATAAAAAGAAACTTCATCCTAATGGACATTATAACTCTCAACGTTACCATTGGATAAATCTTACTAATTGTTCTACTCAAGGAGGGCCTGATACAATAGAGTTTAGACCACATAGTGCAACTATAGACTTTGATAAAATATACCCTTGGGTATTGATATGTATGTCTATAGTAAAGTTTGCTGAGAATCAACAAAGACGCATTATGAATAGCTCATATAGTGAAAAGCGAATAACTTTACAAGATGTAATCAAGTATAGTTTAAACGATGCACAATATGAGCTAGTAGACGAACACATAAAAGATAGAGCAAAACAGTTTAATCAAAAACATATTTTATATGCATAACCCAGAGGAAGTGAAAGACTTACCATGCACCATGTGTGGTAAGTTTATTTCTTCGGAAGAATTTCATGCGCAAGACCATGATTATCAATACTGTAGTCCTTGTATTAACAAGGAAGATTATATTGTAGATGATGTGTTAGGTGAGCTAAATACTATCGAAGAAATGATTAAAGATGTTACTGCTACGTATGAAGTATATACGGGAGAGCACGTACCAGATTCAGAAAACGAATTACTAACAGCTGTAAAACAGCTTAAAAAGAAAATACAAAATGAACGCAAATGAATTTTTAATACATCACGGACTAGACTTTAATGTAAGTAAAGTTCCATTACATACATACGACGTATTGTATCCTGATGATTACAACGAAACTAGATTTTTTGCTACTGTAAATGATGATACAGGTAAAGCATTAGGTATGGTTAAAAGTAGATACACTGTTTTACAAAACAATGTTTTACTCGATAGCATTTTAAACAAACTTAGACCTGATAGCTATAACTTAGATGAATCTTCGTGTGGTACATTTAATGGTGGAAGAAAAATTTATTTCTTTATTAAATTAAACAAAGAAATAGAAATGAATATAGGTAATAACATAGACGACATGTCTATATATCTATACGCTCTGTCTTCACATGATGGTAGTCAACGATTAGTGTACGGTGTAACTACTAAAATGCATAGCTGTGCTAACATGTTTGCTACACTAATGGCTGATAAAGATAATAACTTTGTTGTTAAACATACTAAACATATAAACGATGTTAACGATAAAATGATTAACAGCCTTATAGATAGAAATATTGCAGGTATTAAAAACTTGTTCACTATCATGGCCGAACACCAACCTAATGAAAAATTTATAGGTAGTATCAAAGATATAGTTGCTAAAACTGATGGTAAAAAGAAAATTATACAATCTGTAAAAGATAAGCGAGATGATTTAAGTAAGTCTATAGAGCATGAAATGATGTCTAAGGGTCAAACGTTCTATGGTTTGTTTAATGGTCTTACACACTATCTAACGCATAAGCATAACGATTATACTAACTGGTCTGATAAGTACGAGCTGTTAACAGGTAATACAAACTCTTATACAAAGACTGCAATGCAGTTAATAGTAAAAGAGTTGCGTTCCTTAAATGCTTTTGGTTAATGAACGAGTATATAACGCAGTTCTTAAAAATGATATTTGCAAAAACTAACACTCTAACTATTATAGACGTGTTAGTTTTGCATTTTCATATGAACTTTAAACAGGAAATGTACCACGTAGGTCTTGGTAAAAAATATGGTATACGTGATGTAGATATAAGTAATAGCTATGATAATTTACGTAGCGAAAACTTAATAACATTTGACAGCGAATCTAAAACTATAACAGTTAAAACTAAAGGTCAAAAATTCTTTAACAATAAAATCTCTAAAAAGATTGCTTTTCATATACTAAAAGATGTTAGAGAAAAATGGTTTGATAAGTTATGGGCAGTTTATCCTATTAAAATAGGCAAGAAAAAAAGCAAAGAATTATTCTTGAGTATAAACTTTACAGAAGAAATGTTTAATTTAGTAATGTCTAGTATAGACAAACAAGTTAAATATAAAGCTCACATGGATGCTAAAAATGAATTTTATCCACAGTTTAAACACCTTGAACGTTGGATAAAAAATGAAGAATGGGACAACGAAGTTCCTGATATTAACACTAAAAAAGTAATTACACTTGGCAGAAACTAAACGAGACGAGATAGAAAAGGTAATCCTATCTAGGTTGATGAATAAAAAAGATTACTACTATGAACATTTCAATTTGCTAAGCCCTACTTTATTTATAAACTCTATACATAGAAACATGTTTATAAATATAGAAACCTTATACCAGGAGGGTAAAGCAGTTGATATGATTTCTGTTGACGGCGCAATGCAAGCTGATGGTTATAAAGACCAAACATATTATATAGCATCTTTGTTTACAGAAGTAAATTGGTCCTATGATTTTGTAAACTGCGTTAACGAGTTACAATCTTTAAATAAATCAGACAAACTTGGTCAGGTAATTAATAGATTAAACACGGTATACACAAAAAAAGAAGGGACTGTAGAAGAAGCTATAGAGGAAGCAATCAAAGAGCTTACAGAAGTTAATGACATACAAGGTAATGATTTACCAGACATACAATCTCAGCTGAAAGACTTTGTACATGAAGTTGAAGTTAACTCTACTAAAGATGGTTTAACTGGTATTACAAGTGGGTTCTTAGAGATAGACAATCACACAGGTGGTTGGAAAGAACAAGATTTAATTATAGTTGGTGGTGCATCATCTATGGGTAAAACTAGTTTAGCTTTAGCTCTTGCTTTTAATGCAGCAAATGCAAAAGTTCCTGCTGTTATATTCTCTTATGAGATGTCTGTAAATCAATTGATTACACGTATGGTAAGCTCTGATTCTTATATACAAAATAAAGACCTGTCTTCTGGTAGTTTAAATCACACTGAATGGAGTGTTATGCACAAAACTATTGGTAAGATAGAAAAGATGCCGTTGTATGTTGATGAATGTAACAACACGAGTCTTAGGTATTTATTAAATAGAATCAGACGTTATGTTCTTACTAAAAATGTAAAGTTAGTTATGATTGACTATTTACAGTTAGTTAGTAACAATACAAAAGGGCGTAGTCGCGAGCAAGAAGTGTCACAAATTGCAAGAAGCCTTAAAAACATAGCAAAAGAACTTAACATTTGTGTTATGGCTTTATCTCAGTTAAGTAGAGGTGTAGAACGTAGACAAGGTTGTAGACCTACGCTTGGTGATTTAAGAGAATCAGGTGAGATTGAGCAAGCTGCAGACACAGTTGCATTAGTCTATAGACCAGAGTATTACGGCTTTGAAGTAGATGAAAACGGTAACGATGTAAAAGGATTAGCAGAAATTATATTTGCTAAAGGTAGAAATGTAGGAATTGGTAGTACTTTCTTGTTTTTTAACAATAAATTTACTAAATTTGAAGAACGAAACACTGCTGATACATACATGAAGTATGATTAATTTCAAAACAATTATACATAAAGTTTCTAACAAAACAAATGTACCGTTATACAAAGTTCATAAAGTTATTTCATTAACGTTTAAAGAAATAGACAGGTTAATAAGAAAAAAAGAAAACATCTTATTGCGTGGCTTTATGAAGTTTGTTACATCTAAGCGTTCAGACTATAAGAAACCAAATAAATTATCAATAAACCAAATAGTTAAATTTCCAAACAAACCAAAACAATGAAACCAAACATTATTGTAGTGGGAAAAAGTGGCTCAGGTAAGTCATCATCCCTAAGAAATCTCAATCCAGAGACAACAGCTGTACTTAATACAGAAAGAAAACAATTACCATTCAAAGGTGCAAGTAAGTTTAAGAATGTACCTATCCCTGACCTTAACACATTCAATGCAGCATTTAAAGGTGCAGTTGAATCTAAGGATATTGAAACTATTGTTATAGAATCGTTTACATCTTTAGTAGAAATGATATACAGAGAAGCTGACATACGTTTTAAAGGCTTTGATGTGTGGTCATTCTATAATAAAGAGATAGATAGAATCTTAAACATGAGTAAGAATACTGATAAGCATATTATATACTTAGCTATTGATGGTGCTTACGACAGCGAAGATGGTGTACAAGAAAGATTTGTAGCCGTTGATGGTAATCGTTGGAAAAAACGAGTTGAGAAAGAGTTTGTTGTTTGTTTATTTACAGACAATCATTACTCTAATGATAAAACAAGCTATAGATTTAGAACACAAAGCCAAGGTAAAGACTCTGCTAAGAGCCCGATGGAAATGTTCGATAGTTTATATATAGAAAACGACCTCGCACAGGTTATTGAAAAGTGCAACGAGTATTATTCATAATTAAATCTAAACAAAATGTTTAAAAACTTAAAAACAGTTGACGTGTCCAAGACACAGTACATCAAAGAGGGTGTACACAAAGTAACAGTAACTAAGATTGAGTCATCTCAAGCTAGTAATCCTAATGCAAACACCCCATACATAGACTTCCACATGAAGGCTGAAGATGGTGCAATTGGTAAAGCTAGAATTTTTGGAGACAAGGAAGGTCAATCAGAAAAAGCTGCAGACTACAAAGCAAAGATGCTTAAAGAGTTATTGATTGCAGGAGGTGTTACAAACTTTGATGATTATATTGTAGCTTGTAAAGCTACAGTTGGTAAAACATTCCACGCAGTGTTTGCTACAAGAGAATATTGGAACAACGATTCTGATGGTAACCCTGTAATTAGAAAAGCAGTTGATTACAAATGGCCTTGTAAAGAAAACACACCGTTTGAAAACAAGTGGAACAGAGTTCTTACACCTGATGAGCTTAGAGCTTATACAGAAGCTAAGAAAATGTCTGGCGTAGCAGGTGCAACAGCAGCTGTAGACGACTTACCATTTTAATATACATAACGCAGCAAGCTGGAGTAGAAACCTGTTGATTCAGGCGCTCTTCGCTTGCTGTTTTATTATGAAACATTTAGCCAAAATTATTAATGGTAAGTTTATATACACTAATCCTAAACGATTAGAAAAACAACTCAAAAGGTTGGATGAGACTAGTGTTATAGTCGAGGTTTATAAAAACATACCTAAACGTAGTGGAGCATTGAATCAATATTATTGGAAAGTAGTCGTTTCTATATTAGGAGATGAGCTAGGATATAGTAAGGAAGAAATGCACGAAGTTCTTAAAGCTAAGTTCCTATATAAAAAAGAAAAGATAGGTGAAGAGTGGGTAAGAATTTCTAAAAGCACTACTGATTTAAACAACGTAGAGTTTATAAACTATATAGACATGATAAAGATATTCGCAAGCATGGAATTGTCTATCTATATACCAGACCCCAACGAAATATGAAAGGAATATTCATACCATTTAACGTACCGTCTAGCAAAAATAGTAAGCAATGGACAGGTAAGATGCTGATACACAGCAAGACAACTCGTAATTACATACGAGACACAAAGCAACTTTATATACAAGCTAAAGAAGAGTTCGATTCCCAGGTAGTACACTGTGCTGGACTCGAACCAACTATGCCTATACATATAGACTTGTACTTTGTAAGAAGCAGCCGTCGTAAGTTTGATTATATAAATCCCGCACAAACTGTACAAGACCTGATGGTTAAGTATGGATGGATTGAAGATGATAACTGCGATGTTATTGTACCACATTTTAGTGGATACCACGTTGATAAAGAAAACCCAGGAGTAATTATAAAAATACTAAAAGATGAACAAAACAATTTCAATAGCGGCAATAAGTAGATTAAAATCTCTACTTAATTGGAGCGATAGAATAG